TAGCAACATCAGGTTTTGAAACTAACAACAATCCTACTGCATCAAGAATAACGCTTATTTCACCAACAACTCGTCACTTAATTCATTTAGGTACGGAAACAACTATTGGTACACCTGCTAGTCAAGACGATATGTTTATACGTTTTTCTGGTAGTGAAGACATAAACACATATGTTCCTACTTCTACTAATACTGCCGGTACGTTGCGTATTCAAGATGGTACTAAAATTGTAGGTGCTTTAAAAACTAAAGAAGCTATTTTGATTTGGACTGATAATGCTTTGTATTCTATGAAGTTTGTTGGTGCACCATTTATTTTTGGTATAGAACAAGTTGGTACAAACTGTGGTTTAGTTGGTAGCACCGCAGCAGTTGAAGTAGATGGTATTGCCTATTGGATGAGTACAAAAGGTTTTTTACTTTATGATGGTACAGTTAAAACACTACCTTGTTCGGTTGAAGATGAGGTTTATGACAATGTAGATACTACTAAAGGCCAACAAATTACGGCTGGTTTAAATAATTTATATTCTGAAATAACTTGGTTTTATCCAGCAGATAGTGATTTTAATAATAAAGCGGTAACTTATAATTATGCTGAATCAGCGCAAGTACCCGGTGGTATTTGGTATATATCAAATGAAGCTAGAACTTCTTGGATGGATGCTAATGTGTATACTAAACCACATGCAACTAAATTTGACAGTACCTTAACTGGAACGTTTCCAGTATTGCTAGGTGAAGAAGGTTTGGGTAAAACACAATATTTTCAACATGAAGTAGGTACTGATCAAACTAACGAAGATGGTACTGTAACTACAGTGTCTTCTTATATACAATCATATGATTTTGATTTACAAGGTCAAAGCGGCGAAGGAGATCTTTTTGTATCAGTAAGTAGGTTTATACCAGATTTTAAAACTTTGGTAGGCACGGCTGATGTAAACCTAGCTTTAAAAAGATACCCTGCAGAAACAGAAACAACTTCTAGCTATAGTCCGTTTACAATTAGTGCCAGCACTGATAAAATAAATACTCGAGCTCGTGGTCGTTACGTAAACATTAAAATTGAAAATAATGATATTGCACAAAGTTGGCGTTATGGAACATTATCTTTAGATGTTAAACCGGACGGAGCTAGGTAATGAGTAAAATTATAATTAGAATACCAGAACCAAAAGCAGAGTATGAAATAAGTACACAAAGACAAATTAATCGAGCATTGACTGGAGTCGTGGATCAATTAAATTCTACGTTTCAACAATCGTTAAAAGAAGAACAAGAACAATTAACCTGGTTTTTAAGCTAAATGGCTAATAGATATAAAAATGTAAAAGTAGATTTAACGTCCACAGACGCTACTTCACTCTATACAGTGCCGGCAGAAACAGTATCTGTAGTAAAATCTTTTTTAGTATCGAATGATGATGCAAGCAATGCGTGTGAAATTACCGTAACCTTAACTAATGCTGCTGGCGCAGTGTTTAGTTTATTTAAACAAAAAGATGTAGCGGCTAAGACTACAACAGAATTATTAACTCAACCCTTGATAGTAGATGAAAGTGAAATCATTAAAGTAACGGCAGAGAATGCTAATGACTTACACGTTATACTATCATTTTTAGAAATAAGCAGAGACTAAGGAGGTCATATGCCAACATTTAAAGAACCAGGATCAATAGGCTATTTATACGAAGGCGATAAAAAAGTAGCTGAAGTTAAAGTTGATGCTGAGGTATTGTTAAAGAATACTGTAACTGGACAAGAATATGAGTCAGATGACCATGGTCAATCTGATGTTGACAACCCAGAAACAGAGACTAAACAAGAACACCTGTCACGCAGTGTGTTTATAAAAGTAGCAAAAATGCCAGCAATAGGTGCAGAATCGGACTTGTAATTTATGTTAAAACATAGTAAATTCAGTAATCGTCTTCACTCAAGCCTAGGCACCTTGCTTAATAGTATTATTGTATAAGGTCACCCATGGGAATTTTTAGTAAAATTAAAAATAAAATTAAGAAGGCAATACCTAAAGAGATAGCACCGTTCTTACCAGCGCTTGCTTCTATTTATGGTGGCCCAATGTTGGCTAATCTGTTTGGTAGCACAGGTATGTTGGGACAAGGTATAGGCGCGTTTCTTGCAGATGCCGGAACCCAAGAATTAACTAGTGATCGAACTCGATTAGAATCGTCTTTGTTCTCAGGTATTATGGGTGCAGCTAGAGGTATTCCTAACGCTAACGCTATGACCACAGATGTACAAGGACCTATGCGCAAACCTGGTTTTACAATAGATCAAAGAACCGGCGCTAAAATATATAGTTCTCCGGTTGCTACTTCATACTCTAGTGCTTTACAACCTGGTACAGAAGCTTATAAAACAGCTTTTGGAAATTTAGGTACTAAAGAAAAAATATTACAAGGAGCTAGAGATTTTGCTAGAGCTCCTCTTGACAACCCTATTTCTATTGCAAGTGCTTCTAATATTGGTGTTACCGCTTCGCCAAAACTTGGTTATAACGAAGTAGAAAGAATGAGTAGAGATTTAGCCTCGCGGGCTGCAGCAAGCGCCAAGGCGCGTGGTTTAAGTTATGAAGAATCTATGAAATATGCAAAACAATATTTTTATGGTTCTAATCCAGGTGCTACTGAAGCAGAATACAATGCATTTATGGAGTACTATAATAGTGATTTAAAAGAACGTTTAGATGCAGCTAATGGCGGCCGGATTGGTTTTGCTGATGGCTCTAGAGACCGTGATAGTTTAAACATGAATGCTTTTTATGATGCATACCCAGAAACACAAGTTGGTAGTTATATAAATGAGAATAGATATAAAAGCGAAAAGATAGAAAAGTTAGAAACTAAACTAAATGAGATTATTGACATGCGTAAACGAACTGCAGACAGAAGCAGGGACTCAGAAAACATGGGTATGCCAAGTTTAATGGAAAAATTATTAGATAAAGAAATAAGTAATTTACATACTGAGCGTTTAAATGATGACATTAGAAAATCCGAAGCGCAAATAGTTGATGAACGAAATGCTTTCTTTGCAGAAGAAAATGCAAAAAAACAACAAATGATACAAGACTATTATAATAATTTAGGCGTCTACGCACGTCCAGGTAGAGCTATGGGCGGTATAATGAATCCACGTATGGGTTATTCTGTGGGGGGTTATATAGGAAAAATTTTGAGTGATCCTACAATAAAAGATAAACTTATAGGTGAAGGTATTTTAAATCGTGATGGATCAAAAAAAATTGACAAAGAACGTATACCAAAACTTATAAATGAAGGTATTTTACCACCATCTTTTTCAAGTGGATTACAAAACTTACCAGGAGCTAATCAAGGTATAGACTTACCAATTATTCGGCCACCTATGGTAGGGGATCCTGGGTTTGATCCTGGAGAAATTGATCCACGAATGGGTCCATTTCCAACTGTGATAGTAAACACGCCTGAAGGTCCAATGGATTACAGCGCGGCAGTAAGAGCAGGATACGATCCAGCAAACAACTTTGGTATGCCTAGAGGTAATGAAAATTTTATGGACTTGGAAGAAAGAATGCGTTTAAATAGAGCTAGTGGTGGTTCTATGAATATGATGGACCGACCTAATTTTAATTATGGTAGTGGTAGACAAACTCCACAAGGCGATCCTATTGCACCGAATGTGCCACCAGGTATGCAAATGGATTTAAGACCCGGAGGTTTTATAGAACTTGGTACTGAACCAAGAGCCGATGATGTACCAGCTATGGTTGGTAAAGATGAATTCGTATTAAATGATAGAGCAGTAGCTGGTATAGGTAAAGCCTTAACCGGACGAGCAGACCCAAGGGCAGGGGCTCGAGCTTTATATGATCTACAAAGCCAAATGGAGGCAACTGTTTAATGGCTGTAGAAGAAACTAGAACATTACCCGCCGAATTTATTGAAGCGGCCGGTAAAGTATATACAGGAAAATTATTTGGCAGCGAAGGTTCTGACGGCACTATTATACCAGGTGTTTTAGGTCAAGCAGTTGACACTAGTCAATTTGCACCATCTGTTGCAGGGTTATCAGCTTTACAAAAAGCCGCTATGCAATCACAAGCAACACAAGCTGGGCTGGGTAATATTAGTTATGATCCAACTACTGGACTTGCTTCAAGTGTTGATGACACAGGCTCAGGTATAGGAGCCTTTCAACCTTTCTTAGATGAGTCACAAAGATTAGCTGGAGTTGATCCAACTACAGGACAAGTAACTGGTGCTGGCGTAACGTCAGCTATGGATCCATATATGTCGCCATATCAACAACAAGTTATTGATGCTACCACAGCTTCGTATCAAAACCAACGAGCTCAAGGTAGACAATCTATTATGGACCAAGCGGTAGCCGCTGGTGCCTTTGGTGGTGGTCGTGAAGGCGTACAACGTGGCGTCTATGATGCACAAACAACTTTAGGCGCAACACAACTAGAAGCAGATTTAAGAGCACAAAATTTTGCACAAGCACAAGCTGCAGCACAAGCAGGTATGCAAAATCAACAAGGGCTAGCAACGCTAGCACCACAGTTAGCACAACAACAATCAACTAATGTAATGCAACTTGGTAATACTCAACAAGCATTAAGACAATCACAACTAGATGCACAAGCTGCAGCTAATCGTGAAGCAGCTTACGAAGAGCAACAACGAATTGGTTTTGCTGGTCAGCAATTTGCGCCACTAATGGGTGGTATCGGTGCGTCAACACAATACAGCACTTCACAAGCAACGCCACCTAGTACCTTACAAACTATCTTAGGTACTGGTACAGGTATCGCCGGTATTGCTGGTGCGGCAATGAAAGGATTTGGATAATGAGTAGACCATTAAATAGACCGATGTTTAGAATGGGCGGTTCACCAAACACTAATAGTGGTATTGTGTCTGGCTTTGCACAACCGAGAAGAAATTTTAATACCGGAAGTATGCCTGCAGGTTTTTCAGGGTCTCAAGAAGAAGATGACATACTTGCTCAAA